TATTTCTGCATTTGTGTCTGAACCGACTACCCCGAATCCAGACATGGACTTATATAATCTTCAGTTTTGGAATTGTATGGACTATGGTGTGGTGTCTGTCACTAAAAACTTTATAGCTTCTATGGACTTTGAAGTATTCACCAGGGACCATGGACTGGTTAAAGGTTCTTACATTTGCACTATAGATAATTATCATGAAGACATAGACACTGTAGATTATTCTACTAGTGAAAAACCAGCAGAACATAAATCATTTAATTTATTAGAGTTAAATAATGGACAATTTTGTTTGTACCCTAATAACAGAATGCGAGTGTATGATAATTCTTTAACTCCAGACAAACCATTGCAGCCAGACTTTAAAGTAAGTACAATGGAATACCAAGTTGAAAATGGGCAAAAATTTAGGTTGGGAGATACAGATGAATACTTTTGGAAGACCAAACAAGAAAATTGATGTTTACGATAAGATAGCATTTTTATTTTTTTCTTTATGGATAATAGTTTTACTACTTAGTATGGAATGATAGAGTTTCTTCTTATCTTTATGATAGATGATAAAATTGTAAATCAAACACAAAGATTTCAAAACATAGATCGTTGTTTGTATTTTGCAGAAAAATTAACTGATCAACCTAACATTCCAATGAAAGAAGGAAAAATAGGGAAAATTCTTGCATATTGTAAGCCTGTGAAAAAAAACTAGGCTCTCAGATCGCCACACAGAGGCGAAACAAAATGCTCGTGTGTGATTATACCCCAAAAAGGTGTAATGCTTTCTGTGTTTAAGAAATAAACCTTTATCCAACTTCTCCCCAATTATCACCTAATTCGGCATCTACCTCAAAGGGTATCTTTAAATCTGGCACACAATTGCACATAATGTCTTTAATTTTTTTAACTTCCTTCTCATCTTTAATATTAAAACAAAGTTCATCATGCACTGTAAGTGTTGGACACAATCCTTCTTCATAACAATCTATCATTGCTTTCTTTGTTTGGTCTGCACTAGACCCTTGAATCAATCTATTCAGTGCTTTGTATGTGAATGCTCTTCTAATTCTACCTTTAGAACCATATTCTTGAATTGCCTCCTTCATAGGTAATGCTTTATTGTATTGATAAGAAATTGGCTCATACATATTAAACCTACATTTACGGCCCAACCATGTTCTAATAACTCCAGTATCAGATGCTCTTCTTGTCGCTCTGTCTGAAACAGATTTTAAAAAAGGAACTCTCTCATTATATTTTTCTAAAAGAGAAGTTGCTTCATCTACAGACAAGTCAAGTATGTTAGCTAATTTAGCTTTGCCCATTCCATACATCAATCCAAGGTTTACTGTCTTCGCTTGTTTTCTAGGTATGCCTGCAATGTCTGCTACCATTTGATGAAAATCTGCATTACCTTCTTTATACATGGTTACTATGTCATCTATTTGTGGGTGTCTATCAATACCTGTCAAGGTAGCACAGTAATGAACTAACCATCTTGGTTCTTGTGAGGCATAATCAAAGGAACCCCATTTGTGGTGCTCCTCCGGGATAAACAAACCACGAATTAATTTTTTAATCTCAGGATCTCGTGCTGGGATCTGCTGCAAATTGGGGTTGCTTGAACTAAAACGACCTGTTACAGTACCACCACCATCAGAACGAAGAGGATGAAAATCACAATGTATACGACCTTTATGAGAATGCTCAAGAATAGTATCAACAAAAGTTGTGTTCGCTTTATTTATCTCTCTAATTTTTATAATTTTTTTCGCAATAGGATGGTGATGATTAGCAAGAAATTGTTTTGTAAACGCGGGAGACCCGGACTTTTCTGTGCGAGAGTAAGAAAGTCCCACAGCGTCAAAGACTTTTGCTACAGATGTGGCGACCCAAGGTTCCATCGCTACGCCAGTGTCCTTAGTTATTTCATCAAGTAAAGTTTTTTCTAATTTTGTTAAATCTTTTTTAACTTTTTGAGCTTTATCTAAATCTACACGAACACCTTTTGTTTTCATATCTAATAAAATAGGTGTAAGCTTTGTCTCTAAATTAAATATGCCAGTGCATTCTTCAGAAACAATTTTCTTTTCTAATTCGTTCCATAATCTTAAAGTTATTAAAGCGTCTTGTTCTGCATACGCACCAACATAACGAGGTGGCAATCTCCACATACCAGACTTTGGATCTACTCCAAATTCTTCTGCTGCACTTTTTAAAAGTTTTTCATCTTTGTATGTTTTTAAATGATCTCTAGCCAAAGAATTTAAATTATAATATCTTCTGTTTTCATCTAACAAAGGAGCAACAACCATGGTATCTCTTATTTTACCTTTAACTTCTACACCTTCTGCTCTAAGCCAGCCTAAATCATATAAAGCATTATGAAAAACTACAGTTTTTGTTGTGTCCTTACAAATATCTCCAAGCCATTTCATTACAACCTTTCTTGGCATATTACCTACAGTATGTGCTATAGGAAAATACCAAGCACTATCACCTGCAGCTACGGCAATTCCAATAATATGTCCATCTTTTCTACACCACCCAGGCCCAAGCTTTGTAAGATTTTCATCTCTTGTCTCCAAGTCAATAGATATTGTATCGTATTGTGATAAGTCTGGTAATGTTTGAGGAGGAGTCCAATCTGAGTCAGCATTTCCCCAAGAAATGTCTTTTATATCTTGCTCTAATAAATGGTACTGATCATTTTTCATTTTTTTCCTTTTCTACAAATTCGCCACCAAGACCAGTATATCCCCCAATGTCAATCCAACTATCTGTCTTTTTTGGAGAAAAAATTAATCTGGCTATTTTTAAAAGAATTAAACACAAAACAACTTGAGGAACTGTAACTTTAATACTAAAAACCACAGACCATAAGTCAGCAATTCTTTTATGGTTTTCATACGCTGGGCCATAATCTTCTGCTCTGTCTACATTAATAAGTTTTATTGCTTCTTTTAAAATATCTTCTCTGTTCATGTTTTCCCCTATAATTCAAACCTATATTGTGCAGTAGATTCAATAAGATGCAAGGACTTTTTAGCACGAGTCATTCCTACATAGAATACTCGGTACTCTGAATCTTGATCCCAACTGTCTGCACATGCTTTTGTTGAGTCTAAAAGAAGAGCAACATTATCAGCTTCTCCACCTTTAGCTTTATGAATTGTAGAAACACGAACCCTAGGAGCAGCCGTCAGAATCTTCTCCCCCCTTCTCCTCACCGAAGTTATGTAAGCCACTTCCTGCTCCGATACTTTCAAAACATTCTGCCAAGGTGTTTCCGATGTCGCTTGTAAGTTGCATTTGTTTATAATGTCTTGAAGAGTATAGGTTTGTTCTAACTCTAAAGTAGCCATGATCTTTCTGCCTGATTTTGTTATAATGTTTGGATCTATTAATTTTGAAAAAGTTTTTAATTGTTCTGAAGTCAAAGTCTCTTTCTTGCATAGTTTAAGCCATACCTCTATTGCATTTAAAACATTTGGGGAAATGGACCAACCAATGCCCTCTCTCCAAAAAAGATGACCATCCTCTTTTAATTTGAGACATACCTTGCTTACAATATAATTTGTTCTCGCTAGTATTAACCATTCGCCACTTGATAAGTCTACATCTAGTATATCCCTATACCATGTAATAAAACCTTTTTGTTTTAAGGGTTGCCATTTTTTATTTTCTCTGGTTCTAACTTTCTTTATGAGAGAATCTGCCATGCCATGCACAACTTCTGGAACACGATAAGATTTTTTTAAAATCATCTTATCTTTACTTGCATTTAAAAACTGACCTACATCTACACCCATCCAAGAATATATTGCTTGATCATCATCACCCGCATAATAAATTTCTTTAGAATTAGGAACTAAAACTTTTTTAACCATACTCCATTGTAATGGTGCTAAATCTTGTGCTTCATCTACAATTAACAAATCAAACTCTGGACTTGTACCTTCTGCTATAAATTTTTCTATCATATCAACAAAATCATACTTACCTTTTACTCTCTTATAATCAGAATAAGCCTTGTCTAAAACCTTTAATTGTTGCCAATGTAAATCGTAATCCCATCCTTTAACATATTGTTCTTCTGTTGTTATTTGTTTTACCCTAGCCATTTGAATAATAGCCATGTATTTATCACCACCTGCACCAACACTAAATAAAGGTCCTTCTTCTATGTTTAATGTTTGAGAAGTTCTAAAATCTAAACCAACAAGTCTACCAAGTTCGTTATATC